CTGCGCTGGAGGTGATAGATGCTACATTCTCAAAGGTGCCATCGGTATCGTGACGATGCCATCCCCAGACCTCATGCTCCTTTGCGTAGGTCAGGCCGAGTAGAGCACCATCGCTTCGTACCACCCATACCACCGAGTCCGGGTACTGTTGGTATGCCCAGTCATCGATTGTATGGTTGAGGAACAGGTGCGTTGCCAGGAGGGTCAGGTCGTTGCCTGTGTACCCATCAACGTCAAGGCTGTAGAGTAGATCGCGGATAACTGCACCGGACCCACCCACAAAAAGGATCGTGTTACCCACGACCAAAGGCCGGAGGTGAGAGCACCCCCAACGGGATTGAGGTTTAATGTCCACTGAAGTTGGTGTAACTGCATCCGAGTTTCCTCCTGCCGTCATGCGCCACTCGCCGCCACTGGTGCCGATGATCATATCCTCCAGGGAGACAAGCCAACGGATCTCGTTGACCTGCCTTGCGGAGAGGGTGAACTCGTAAGAGTCATCATCCTGGAGAGGGGTTGATACGTTAAAGTTTCTGAAGTTGCCAGTCTGGCTACCCCATAATGTTTGTGGTTGGTCGTTGGTCCGCCCGTAGATCAGACGCTGCTCAAAGAACTCGCATACGCCAGGGTAGGCATCTGCTCCACTGAAGGGAGTCTGTGCCTTGGGCGGAGTCTTGGTCATGTCCGGGGAGATGCCCCCGGTCGGTTCACTGAAGGTGAGACCAGAAGCTTGGCCGATCCACCCGTAGACCCCGGAACCGTTTTCATCTTTGTAGAAGTTGTAGTAGTCCACTGATGCGCCTGCAGGTGCAGTCCATGTCCAGGTATCTCCCGGACCGTCATTGCTGACTGCGTTGCTGGCTGCCGACTCTTCTCCATCGGTGCTGACTGCGGTGACTACATAACCGTTGCCAGTGCCGGACCCCGCCGACTGAGTGAGTCCTGTCGGGGCGCTTATGCTGGCACCAAAACTGGTGGCCGTTATCGTCCATTCGTGGTGATCGGTCCTGCTCAATTCGTAGGGCGCATAGCCCGGATGAGTCAAGAACAAAACATCATAACTCTGTGTGAATTTCAGTAGCTCAAGATCTGCTTCCGCGTAGGGGGTCTTGATCTCTACAATGTCATCGGTCATAGCCAACCAGTACGCGGGGGTTGATGCCGGGGTATTGCCGGTGTTGCTGCCCTGGAGGCTGTAGTAGTTCACGCCCCCATCACTGCAGTGGTCGCCTTGGTCGTAGGTTGTGCCTGCATTGTACGCGGAGGGGGTCGCCGGGAGCAGCACCTGGCCGCCATCTTTGACAACCCGCATGTACCCATCCCCGAACTCAAGGACATAACTCTGGGTGGTGCTGAACTCAAAGGGCACCAACTTGACTGTCTTGCTGCTGTCCTTGACTTCGCATACCAAGGCAGTGCCTGCCCGGTTGCTGACTCCGCCATGGGGGTGGACTACGAAATTCCTGCAGGTCCGCAGTGCCGAGGAATACTTCCCCAAGTCAGCACGGGCATACAGGGACGGTGACCACTCTCCGCTGGTAAAGGAGACTTGCATCGCACTCATCGGCATGGGTTACATCCTCGCAGTAACGTAGGCACTCACATTGGTAGGCACATCAAACTGCTCGTTGGCATTCTCTTTCTGAGCCTGGCCCAGGATCATCTGGTAGTTGCGCAGCATCACTTCCTGCAGTCGGGGATCGCCCTTCTGAGGGATGGCAAGCTCGGCAGCCAGAGCATAGGCCAGGGCTTTCGTAAACTCGGTATCGAATACGTTCGGGTCAGTCACCCGAGCGATGTAGATCAGTTCAGCATCTTCCTGGTCGGTCAGGACCAGTCTCCGGGTGTTCCCATCGTTGAGGCTAATCTCAAACTTGGTGCGGTTCGCCTTCACCTGGACTGCGGACTGGACATAGACCCCGTTGTCGTAGTACCCGTCTGTGTAGGATTGGGACTGGAGGGGGTTGTAAATGTCCATAGCCCGGAGGCAGTCGGTCGGGTAGGCATACGCATACGTCCATCCGCTAATCGTATTATCGGATAATGCGAGCACCTTGCGTTTCTTGGCAAAGTTCCAGGGGAAGGCCCGGAGCACTGAATCGCGAACGGGTTCGTAGTGCAGATCACAGTCAAACCCCTGCTTGGTGCGGTCGGTGAATGCCTGGATACGAGGTGACCCAATGTGACTCAGTGCCATGTTGCAAATGTCAATTGCGTTGGACATCATCTACCCCTTGGAAAAGAACGATTTCAAACGGTTCATGAGGGACTTTTTTGGAGCCTCTACAGGAACCTCCCCGCCCTTGGGCGCGAGGCGACCAACGTGCCAGATGCCATCCGGGCGAACCCGAACGACACGCTTTTCTTTTTTGCCTGTGGCTGAGTTGGTAACGTAGACCGGGATCTTCACTGCCCCTGCTATCTCGGCAACGTGGCCGACCGGGACATAGATCTCTTTGGCCGGGAGCAGACTACATCCGCTCTGTGTTGCGCCAGCGATCAGCAAGGTCAGGATCAACATCAATTTCCACCACTTCATGGCTCTTCTCCTTCACTTCCCACAATGCCAGGATGATCCACTTAACCAAAGGACCGAGGACCTCACTCAGCAGGTTTAGCATCGGCCTGCACCTTCACATCCGTTCTGGACTTGAGGTAGCCAAGGTCAACAAACAATTTCTGTGCGACCCCGATGCCGCCGAGGACGGCAGCCACGATGATGCCCGCCGTGCTGCCCTCTGGCAACCAACCCATGACCTGCGGTCCGTAGGCAATGACGGTTGCGGCAATGACACTGAAGTAGGCAAAGAACCCGCTGGCTTTTGCTACCTTGAACTCACTGGTCTCGACCCCTGGTTTTACCTGGTCAATACTCATGTTCTCTCCTTCGCAAAAAAGTAAACTCGTATGTTACCAAAAAACGGGGGCGGGCGGCACCTTCAGGCTATTAGGCCCGCCCCCTATCGGTTACTCCAAAACGCTCTGATCAATGACCGGAACATTATCCGTCTGGATGTTGATGTCTCCGGCCTGCGGAACCTTGGGTGTAAGCGCACTGAGTGGAGTGGGTTTAGCTGTATCCCGACCCAACCCCTGTACCTTTTCACCCTCCTTCATGGGCTTGAAGCAGTTCTCCGGGGGTGTCTTGTCACCTTGGTAGACCCGGTCCTTCTCGATGGTGCTGTCAGGATTCCAGAACCTACGACCCCAGAAGCACTTCTTCGTGCAAAGGTATTTCATCAGTCACCTCCTAGTTACCAAAACCACGCTGGAAGTCAGCAACGATACCGGCAGTAACAGCACCGGCAGTAACAGCATCACCAGCCTGGTAGCTGATGCGCAGGTAACGCTGGAGACCCGAACCGGGCAGGTGGAGATGAACCGCATCACCTGCGTCCAGAGTGGCGGGCAGGGTGGCAGCCACAACCGTAGTCGGGCTTGCGAAGTTCTCAACCGTGTCGGTCTGCACAGTGGCGATCACGCCATCAGCAGTAACGTCACCGGTCAGGGTGGTGGTGATCTGGATCAGAAGCTTGATTGCTTCACCCGGACCCATGTCAGCGGCAACGCCAGCGAGGTCGATGACGTTGGTGCTGATGTCAGCGGCAGCCTCATCCCAACCGGCCATGCTCTGGTCATTACTCAAAAGATTTTCTGCATCGAGGATCATAGTACTTTCTCCTGTTCAAAAATGATTACTTCAAAAAGGGTAGAGGAACCCAACCAATGGATTCCCCCACCCAGGCGAAGGAGGACTCTTTAGAGAAGTGAGGTCTCCGTGTTCACAATCGCGTCACAACGGCGGACGGGGATGCCGTCAAAGGTCATGACTTTCTTGCCAGCAACCTGGTCCAGGCTCAGGTGGACGTTGCTGGTGTTAACGATCTGTCGGCGGAGCATGGACTTGATCGTCTTGTTGCAGTAGAACGCGCACTTGCCTTTCAACATCGGGGGAATTTCAACAGCCTGGGTCATGAGGTCAACCAGGTCAGCACCGGAGGCAGCATCCTTGACCAGGGTGCTGGTATCCACACTGTGGATGCGGACTACATAACGCCAGTCCCGGACACAGATGCCGGTGTCCCACTTGTAGTGCGTGCGGTAACCTTCGTACTGGTTGCCGTCAGAATCCTGCAGAGTCTGCTGACCCTTGTCGCTCATGGTCAGACCAGCCTTGCTGCCCTTGGGGAAGAATCCGAATGCAGCATCTTCACCCCAGCAAACGAGCCAGATGGAGGTACAGTCGGTCTGCCCGGATACGCCTGCGCCACTGACAAGGTTGTCAGCATTTTCGGCACTGGTGTCATCATAGCGAGGTGCCAGACCCATGATCTGTTCGGGGTCGGTCTCGGTGTTGCCGTAGATCGCGGCAGTCGCCATCTGCTGGCTCATACCTTCGATGAAGGCACGGTCTTCGCTGACGCGGAAGCTGGAGGTGTTCCCGTTCAAATCAGCGAGGTCCTTGTCTACCTCGGAATAAATTTCTAACATTCCGGCCGCGTCCGTGATTTGCTTGGTGCGGGCCTTGGCGTTAGGTACACCTTGGTTCAGCATGCGCCAGTAAGCAGTCGGCAGACCGGTACGGATCGTGGTACGGTGACCAGTGGGTAGGTTGCCTTCCATGAAGACCATGTCATCGAGAATTTCATTAGTCTCGTTCATGATCTCAACAATTTTGTCGGTACGACCATTAGGGTCCAGACGTTTGGTCCAATCACCAAGGGTCAGATTACTATCGCCAACAGTTGCCATGATTCAACTCCTTTTACTTCGGATACATTACGTCCGCCAGGGACCGACCATCGGCCTCAGCGGGACTTCCATCAATCGATTTATCTTCGCCGGTTGCCTTGTCAATCTTGGCGAACATCTTGATCAGTTCCGGGTTGTCACCATAACCTGTGTCCCCCAGGAATTGGATCAAACTTTCGCTTCCGTATTCACGCAACGCCCGGTTGGCACGCTCAAGTGTTGAGTCAAACTGGTCTCCGCCATACTCAGCGTCTGACTTGATTGCCTCTACCCACCCGTCCCGTGTCTTATCCCAAGACTCTTGCTGCTCTGCGGCATTCTGTGCCGTCAACTTCATGCCGAGATCCACAAGTTTCTGGGCATTGTCCTGCGAGAGACCGAGGTCCTTCGCAGCGTCTTTGAACTCCCCGAGCACGGTTTCGTTAAGGGCTGCCCCTTCCTCCATCGCGAAGTCCGCATACTCTTCGGGCGCACCCTCTTGCGAACCTTCGGCAGATTCTTCGGCCTGCTCGGTTGCCACTTCTTCCGTTGACTCTGTGGTTTCTTCTGCTGCTTCAGCATTGGTGTTATCCGGCGCTTCAGCAACTTCGTCTACCATTTCACTCATCGTCTTCCTCC